CATCGACATCGACAGTCCTCTTTGATGTTTTTGTTTTTGGCGTTAAAATTTCATAGGCATCTGCGATATCATCAGGGTTGAATAGTGTGCCTTTAATTGAAATTGTTTGATCCTCAAAATTAACGTCATCCCATTGCAATACACACAGTTCACCGATTCGCATTCCTGTGTAAGCAAGTGTCAAGAAGATAACATAGTCATCACCTATACCTCTTGTTTTTGCTAAGTGAAGAAATTCAGCGAGAGTTTCTTTTTCCATGTATTTCGGGGATTCTTCTATTTCGTCATTACTCGGAACTTTCGTGTAATCTGTCGGATTTGTCTTAATTATCCCATCTTGTACGGCTTTTCTGAAGATCATTCTACCCGTCGCGTGTATACCTTTCACGGTCTCATGGGACAATTTGTCTAACAAGTCTAACAAGGCGTCCTGATACTGAGATCTAGTTATCTGACTGATCATAATAGCGTCAAAATACAACATAAGTGTTCTGACCTGGTATTCTCGTTGTCGCATGGAACTTACTTTTGGTTTTTTGCTGAGAATGCCTGCCTTATACCATCTTAACCACTTCTCAGTGAATTCGCGGAATGAAATTTTTGATTCCCGAACATAGGTGCCTTTAGCAACTTCCGTCTCGATCTCAGCTGCAGCTAGCTCAGTTTCACGTTTTGTACGGAAGCCACTTTTTGTTTCTTGTCGCCTCTCGCCTGAAACTGGATCCTTTCCGACATCAATCGTATACGACCAGTACTTCCCCCGTTTCCTTATATATGCCATATTCGACCCTCCTAATATTTGATCACATTCATTTTGAGTTTTCCGATTATACGTACTTCAGTTGGTGGAGCAAAGATGGGCGGGAAATTTGGGTTTTCTGATTGAAGTACCAACTGAGGGCCATTAACGTATACCCTCTTAAGGACTGCTTCATCTCCTATCAAAACAGCTGCAATCTCACCGTTTTCAACTGATGGTTGTTTCCTGATTAAAAGGAGATCTCCGTCATATATACGGGCACCGGTCATGCTATCACCTTTTGCTTTTAAGTAGAAGTGTTCGCCACTTGTTAACCACTCTGCCGGCGTAGACTCGTAGCCTTCGACATCATCGAAAGCGATAACCCCATTTCCACAAGATACTTTACCCACGATGGGAAGCAATACGGATTTAGAGACTTGTTGATTGCCGAATTCTTCTGACTCGAAAAATCGATTGACTGGAACATTGAACAGATCCGCTATAGTTGATAGTTTGTCCATAAGAGGTCTATTCTCATTACGTTCCCAAGCCGATACGGCTGTTGGTGCTACACCTAATCTTTTCGCCAAATCCGCCTGTGTCATCTTATTTTCTTTCCGCAACAACTTAATAATATCTCCAACTCGCATTGTTAATTCCTCCCTCATATAAGTCACATGTTAGCATACGGCTGTAGAAAAGTACAGTCTTAATGTACAAGGTTTCCAAAAAACAAGATATTTATACAGAAAAACTGAAATTTGATATTGCTACTACAGAAAATCTGTAGTATATTATTGGCAGGAGGTGAGGGGGATGAAGTTCACGATCGAGCAAGCCCGCATGATGAAGGGCATGACACAAGTAGAAATGGCGGCAAAGCTGGGAATGTCTGAGAAAACATACATTCAGTATGAGAAGTATCGAAAGGTTTTTCGGATGGACACCGCTGCGAGATTTGTGGAGCTGACTAATTTTGATATGTCGAGCATAATTTTTTTTAACAACAAACTACAGAAAATCTGTAGAGTAGAAACGGCATGACGATTGGGGGATGAATAGAAGTGAACGAACTTCCTAACATTCTAACTGCTCAAGACATAGCGGATTACCTGCGCATAGGGCGTAAACGAGTTTATGAGCTGATGCAACTGCCTTCCAATCGAGGTGGTATACCATGCTTCTCGGTAGGTAAATCCAAAAGAGTTGAGCGTCAGGAATTTGTCAACTGGGTCGCTGCAAGGAAGTGCAGTTAGCGAATCCATATTAAATTGAAGGGAGGTGAGCAGCTTGAATAAAGCACAGTGGCTCAGAAGCATGGGTAATCTGCTGCAGCTAATCGTAACAACGGAAAGCGATGCAGCTCGCAGGGTTTACAAGGCGCAGTATGTTGCGATGAGTTTCCGTAAAACGAGAAAAGCTGCCGGCCAGGGCAGCTCATCACACTAACAAATATTTAGATACGGTCATTGTAGCATGCAATGGCCGTGAACGGAAGGGGTATATCAGCTTGCTTAACCCTTACGATATCTACATCACGTCTGAGGAATACGAGAAAGCAGCAGCAAATGGGGTATCAGCTGCTATGCTAGATCGTCGTGTACGCCAGCAAGACTGGCCAAAGCTAAAAGCGATAACAACTCCACCAAGATCGGGTAAGCCGAGAGGATATTTTACTGAATGGCTTGTTCTCGCCAAACAAAATGGTATTGGTAAAAATTCGTTTCATAATCGAATTAGAAAAGGCTGGTCACTTGAAGATGCTGCCACAAAGCCTTTGCCGTCTGCAGTAGAGATTCGGGAACAGGCGCTTAAAGCTACAGAGCATGCGAGGGTTCATCCTTCCAAGTATCTGAGGTTAGCTGAACAGAACGGAATTCCTTATCACACATTCCATCGTCGAGTGAAAGTTGCTGGTTGGGATTACAAGAGAGCTGCAACTGAACCTTTATGGACTCGCCAGCAAACGGGTCGGCTTGGGGCACAGCGCTTGAGAGAGCGTGAGGGTGATTGGTCCGCACAGATATTCGGGAAACGGGTCAGAACCGGTAACTTATTATGAACTGCTTCAAAGGCGATCAGGTGAAGCTAAAGTCTGGTGAAATTGCAGAAGTAGTAGATACCTGGGGAGCAGCTAGGACTTGGCATAAGCTGAAACTTAGTGATGAATCAATCACTTTTGCGATGACTGAACAAATTGAATCAATTATTAAGCGTCATTCTGACAAACGAAAGGGATGGGGAGCAAGATGATTAAAATCAACAAGCTTGAAATTGAGAATGTCAAACGTGTCAAAGCGGTCAAAATTGAACCAACAGCTAACGGGTTGACTATTGTCGGCGGGAAGAACAGGCAGGGCAAAACGAGTGTGCTGGACGCAATTGCATGGGGGCTGGGTGGCAACAAATACCGTCCGTCACAGGCAACCCGTGAAGGTAGTGCCATCCCGCCTCACTTGAGCATTGTTTTATCCAATGGCCTGATCGTCGAACGCAAAGGTAAAAATAGCGACCTGAAGGTTATTGATCCAAATGGTCAGAAGGGCGGGCAGCAACTGCTTGATAGCTTTGTCGAAGAGCTGGCCATCGATCTACCCAAGTTTATGCTTGCTACCAATAAAGAGAAGGCAAACATCCTTCTACGTATCATCGGGGTTGGGCAACAGCTCCATGAATTTGAAGTCAAGGAGCAAGAGGTTTACAACCGGCGACACACCATTGGTCAGATCGCTGATCAGAAAGCTAAGTTTGCCAAGGAGCAGCCGTACTTTACAGATGCGCCGAAGGAACCTATTTCCGCGTCTGAGTTGATCCAGCAGCAGCAGGGCATTCTTGCCCGCAATGGTGAGAATCAGCGTAAACGGCAGCAACTGGTACAAATCAATACGGCTCATGCAAACCAATGGAGAGAAATTGAACGATTAACCACCATGCTCAACGACGCTAAGCAAAAATTTGATCAACTTGAACAAGATTTGAAGATTGCTCAAACGGATGCGCTTGACCTGATCGATGAATCCACCGAAGCGCTGGAAGCCAATATTCGCCAGATTGACGAGATTAACCGGAAAGTCCGGGCAAACTTGGACAAAGACAAGGCTGAAACGGACGCTGGTGACTACCGCCAGCAGTATGATGTGCTGACATCGGAAATTAACGCGATCAGACAGCAAAAGTCGGATCTACTGACCAATGCTAATTTACCGCTGCCTGGCCTGTCGGTTGAGGATGGCGAGCTGATTTACAACGGGCAACGCTGGGACAACATGAGCGGTGCAGATCAGTTGATCGTATCAGCATCAATTGTGCGCAAGCTTAAACCGGATTGCGGCTTCATCTTGCTCGACAAGCTGGAGCAAATGGACTTGGACAGCTTGCAGGAGTTCGGGAAGTGGCTTGAACAGGAAGGGCTCCAGGCCATCGCCACACGTGTCAGCACTGGTGAAGAATGCAGCATTATTATAGAAGACGGATATGTAGCTGGTCAGGAACAGGTTGTTATACAGCAGCCAGACCCAGTAGAAACAAAGACTTGGAAAGCAGGTGAATTCTGATGCAAGTCATCAGCGGGAAGGTTGAAAAGGCTAAGAAAGTTGTTCTGTATGGCCCGGAGGGGATTGGTAAGTCCTCCTTGGCTGGCCAGTTTCCACGCCCCATTTTTATTGACACAGAGGGTTCGACGACAGAAATGGATGTCGACCGCCTACCGAAGCCGTCAAGCTGGGAAATGCTCAAGCAGCAGGTACAGTGGGTTAAGCAGCAAGGCAGCCGGTTTGGGACGCTGATCATCGATACAATTGATTGGGCAGAAATGCTGTGTGTTGAAGGAGTATGCGCCACCCATAACAAGAATGGTGTCGAAGATTTTGGCTATGGCAAGGGTTACATCTTTGTTGCTGAAGAGCTTGGCCGATTCCTGAACCAGCTTAGTGACCTTATAGAGTCAGGTATTCACGTTGTACTGACAGCTCACGCACAAATCATAAAATTCGAGCAGCCCGATGAAATGGGGGCCTATGATCGCTACCAGCTCAAGCTTGGGCAAAAGACTGGTTCCAGGACTGCACCACTCGTTAAGGAATGGGCTGATATGGTTCTCTTCATTAATTACAAAACATTTTCGGTTGCTACTGACGACAAGGGTAAGAAGAACAAGGCACAGGGCGGGACTCGTACCGTTTACGCTACCCATCATCCTGCATGGGACGCGAAAAACCGTCACGGTCTGCCTGATGAGTTCCCGTTGGATTATAATCGGATCTCTCATATCTTCAATACGGCTCCTGTGGGTGGGCAACAACAGCCAGCACCTCAATCGTCTGCAGCAACGATAGCGCCGCCTGTACCGTCGCAGACAACTGCTCAGAGCACTCCGCCACAGCAGCAGCTTGAAGCGCAGCCGTTGCAACAACAGGCACTACCAGCGACTAACTTGACACCACTGGAGCTTAATCCAAATATCCCGCAAGCGCTTCGGGACCTGATGGCACAGTATCAAGTTGGGGAAGTTGAGATTCAGGGTGTCGTTGGACATAAGGGGTATTATCCTGCACAAACGCCGATTGAAAATTATGATCCGCAGTTTGTAAATGGTGTGTTAGTAGGTGCGTGGCCACAAGTTTTCGCCATGATTCAAGAAGCTAGAAAGAATCTTCCGTTTTAAAACAAAACTATCATCAGGAGGAATTATAGATGACTCAAAATATTGAACGTGAATTTGGTTGGGACGATACGATCGAAAAGGACGGGGGAGGCGGCTTCGTGCTGCTCCCTGCTGGAGATTATAATTTCACCGTTGCTAAGTTTGAACGTAGCCGCTTTGCTGGTAGCGAAAAGATGCCTGCTTGTAATCAAGCTAAACTGGAGCTTACTGTCCATTCTCCTGAACATGGTGATGTAGTTGTTTTTCACAATCTCTTTTTACACACCAAAACAGAAGGTTTGCTATCTAACTTCTTCTCTGGTATTGGGCAAAAGCGCAAAGGTGAGCCACTGCGTATGAACTGGCCTACTGTAATTGGAGCAAGAGGACGATTGAAGCTTGGTGTACGTAATTATAAATCTAACGGTGAAGATCGTTCGGCTAATGAAGTTAAGACTTTTTATGCGAATGACGATATCCCATCAGCTTCCCAACAGCACACACAGTCTCAAGGATATCAGCAACCTAATCAGTACCAGCAGCCTCCACAACAGACATACCAGCCGCCGCAGCAACAACAACCGTTCCCGACTGGACAGCAGCAAGGTGGATGGAATGCGGGTCAATTTTAGGGGGTAGCCATGGAACTCAGAGATTATCAGCAGGAGGCCCGCCAGTCCATTCAAGATGAATGGCAGAAGGGAACCAAGCGAACGCTGCTTGTGCTGCCAACTGGTTGTGGTAAAACAATCGTATTTTCAAAAGTCATAGAAGACCGGGTGACCCTGGGCGAGCGCGTGCTCGTCCTGGCCCACAGGGGCGAGCTACTAGATCAAGCAGCAGATAAGCTAGAGAAGTCTACTGGATTGAAGTGCGCCACAGAGAAGGCTGAGCACACTTCAATAGGCAGCTGGTACCGCGTTGTAGTCGGTAGCATCCAGACTCTTATGAGGGATAAACGATTACGCCAATTTGCTGCAGACCATTTTGACACTATCATTATTGACGAAGCACATCACTGCATATCAGATGGCTATCAGCGCGTGCTGCAGTACTTTGCTTCAGCCAACGTACTAGGTGTAACGGCCACGCCCGACCGTGGTGATATGCGTAACCTTGGATCATATTTCGAGAGCTTGGCTTATGAATATACACTGCCTAAAGCTATCAAGTCGGGTTACCTGAGCCCGATCAAGGCGATGACCATTCCCCTGCAGATCAACCTATCAGCGGTGGGGCAGCAGGCTGGAGACTTCAAGACGCAGGATTTGGGTACCGCGCTTGACCCGTACCTAGATTCAATCGCTGCTGAGATGTGGAAAGTAGCCCAGGACAGAAAGATAGTTGTCTTTCTTCCGCTGGTCATGACTAGCCAAAAATTCACGAATATTCTGAATTCTATTGGATTTAAGGCTGCTGAGGTAAATGGTGTATCTCAGGACAGAGCCCAGATACTGGAGGACTTCGACAAGGATCGCTATAACGTCCTGTGCAACTCGATGCTGCTCACAGAGGGCTGGGATTGTCCCAGCGTAGATTGTGTAGTCGTACTGAGGCCCACGAAGGTTCGCAGCTTATATAGCCAGATGGTCGGGCGTGGTACCCGGCTATTCCCTGGCAAAACTGAATTGCTTCTATTAGATTTCCTTTGGCATACCGAACGGCATGAATTGTGTCATCCTGCTCACTTGATCGCGGAGAACGAAGAGGTTGCCCAAGCCATGACCAAGCAGATTGAAGCTGCTGGCGTTCCGATGGACTTGGAGCAAGTTGAGAAAACAGCAGCAGAGGACGTCATTGCTCAGCGCGAGGAGGCATTGGCTAAACAGCTTGAGGAAATGAAGCGTCGCAAACGGGCGCTGGTTGATCCGTTGCAGTTTGAAATGAGTATTCAAGCTGAGGATTTAGCGAGTTATGTACCTTCGTTCGGATGGGAAATGGCGCCGCCAAGTGATGCCCAGGTCAAGACTCTTGAGAAGCTAGGCATTCTACCTGATCAAGTAGATAACGCAGGCAAGGCGTCGAAGCTTCTGGAGCGCTTGGATAAACGGCGTGAGGAAGGGCTCACCACACCGAAGCAGATCAGAAGGCTGGAAACCTACGGTTTTGAGCATGTCGGGACATGGCCTTTTGAAAAGGCAAGAAGATTGATCGACCGGATTGCTGGGAATGGCTGGCGTGTACCGGAAGGCATTAATCCAAAAGAGTATCGTGGGGAGTAACGATAGATCTCAATTCGAAAGGGGAGATGGGGATGAGTATTAATATCAAAGAACTGAGCAAGCAGATAAAGAAATGGTCACGTAGATACTTAATATGGACATTGGAAGATGGAATCCATTATGTCTCTGATAGGCATGTGGCTTTCAGGTTCAATGAATTACCTAAAGAAGTGCTGATTTCGCTTTTCTCAGTATTTGTGCGCCAACCTTCTGAAGGAAGGAGCCTGGTAATGACACCGGTTGGGGATGAAGAAAAAACGGCAATATCAATGAAAAGTGTATTCAGGGATTCAGAACAATTTGCCATAGATGGTGTTGTGACAAAGGTTGTAGTTAATTACGAAGATTACGCCCATCGGGTCATTCAAGCAGGAGATTATCTTGTACGGGTAGACGAAATGTACATGAAAATGGCAAATGGCGAGCAAGTTCTATGCAAAGGAAGGCACAATCCTGTACTTCTTTGCGATGGACAAATGTTGTTGCTGCCAATCAGGATTAGTAAAGATTTGGATGCAAATACGATACACGAGGTCCTGAGCCTTTTATAGATAGCAACTTCCATGAATAGGGGGCGATACAGTTGCTGCTACTAGATGAAATAAACAACCTCATCCAGCAGGAGGCAGTATTCTTCGTTAGCCACTCAGGCGGCAAGGACAGCCAAGCTATGCATGCTCTGCTCCGGGATGTCATACCGCATCATCAGCTTGTAGTCGTGCATGCTGACCTTGGTGAGGTCGAGTGGGATGGTGTCCAGGATCATATCTGGGACACAGTTAAACCGCATGGCGTTAATATCGTTCGTGCTAACAAGACGCTGCTAGGCATGGTGGAGCAGCGAGGGATGTGGCCGTCAGCGGCATACCGGCAATGCACAAGTGATCTAAAGCGTGGGCCGATTTTCAAATTCATTCGGCAATATTTGAGTGACAGAGGGCTGAAAATAGCAGTTAACTGCATGGGTATTCGGGCCGAGGAGTCGACAGCCAGAGCCAAAAAGCAGCCATTCAGATACAACAAGGCTGAGAGCTGCGGTCATCGGGATGTATGGGATTGGATGCCGATTTTCAATTGGTCAACGCCCCAGGTATTCAAAGCTATTCGCGACGCTGGGCAGGAACCATTTTGGGCATATGCTGACGGAAATGAGCGACTGAGCTGTGTGTTCTGCATCATGGGCAGTGTCAACGATCTTCGACATGGGGCAATATGCAATCCAGAGCTGTACCGCAAGTACGTCGAGCTGGAGAAGAAGATAGGTCACACGATATTTACGAAAGGCAAGGAGCCAGTATATCTGGAGGATCATATCGGCATCCGTTGTTCCTGATACAACATATTGAATAGGCGGTGTGCATGGGATGGGAAAACAAACGATTGAGATAAGCAAGACACATGCCGGGAAGCTAGGTCAAATCATGGAAATGATGATTGACGCCGGAGTGGACTCTATCACTCGAAATGAAGCAGCTGAGCATAGCATCGACTGGATTCATGAAATTCTTTCGGAAAAAGGCGTGAAGATTAGGCCGAAAAAATGAACGCAGGCTGAATATTGAGGAACTTGAGGTGTCGTTGGATGAAAGAAATCAATATTATCCTACCAAAATTACCTGAACTCTGCCCTACTTGTTTGGGGAGTGGGAAATTAAAGGCTATGCAAGCAGCAATGACATATGACGCTGGTACAGTACGGGCGGCAGATACGACTATCAAATGCAATATGTGCAAAGGCTCAGGTTGGCGTTGAATACGGAGGAACATCGGTTGAATTACGTTACGGAAAAATGCCCCGGATGTGGCTGGCATATGGTCCCTCAATCGTCAGGTGACGAATCCCCTGATTGGGAAGAATGCCAGAATCCAAATTGCGATTATGATGACGAGCAAGTCTGAATAGGGAAATACATGAGGAGGTTCCGCGATATGAAAAAACGCCTTGAACGGGTTTATGTTGAGTACACATACGACACTGATGATGAAAGAAAAGCACATGTCGAAACAATGGAGTCTGCTGGATGGGAATGGAGTGGGCAGATCAGGGAAACTAAGTCCGTGTATTCAAAAGATTTTGTTTGGATTGGTAAGTTTTCAAAAACGTATGCGTGTTAAACGGGGATTGTTAAAGAGTGAGTATGATCAAACAGAAATACATGAGGGAGGTGAGCGCCTTGGCTTCTCCAAGAATACTTCATTATCCAGGCAGCAAGTGGAGCATGGCAGATTGGATCATCAGTCATATGCCTCCGCATCAAACCTACTTGGAGCCATTCTTCGGATCCGGGGCAGTATTATTCAATAAATCACCAAGCAAACTCGAAACGATCAATGATTTGGATGGGAATGTGGTTAATCTTTTTCGGGTGATTCGTGATAAGCCTGAGGAGTTAGCAAGGACCGTATACTGGACGCCATATAGTAGGCAAGAATATCTTTCCTGCCAATCCGGAGGTGATAAGGATCTGGAGCAGGCCCGACGCTTCTTGGTACGCTGTTGGCAAAGCATTCGTGTGAAAACAGGATCTATTAGCGGCTGGAAATGCCGAGGGACTGCAGATGATTCGTATCGGATCAAACAATGGAATGATCTCCCGGATAAGCTGCTTCGGGTATCAGAGCGATTGAAGGATGTACAGATTGAGTGCAGGCCAGCTATTGAGATTATTGATCGTTACAACAGGCCAGATGTATTGATTTATGCTGATCCACCTTATCTGGCAGAAACCAGGCAGGGAAGTATTTATGAGCATGAAATGTCAGATGACGAACATGTGAAGCTTCTATCGGTTCTCTCTGTCCATCAAGGTCCTGTCATTTTATCAGGGTATTCCAGCCGGCTATACGATGATATTTTATCTAGCTGGCGTCGTGAGGAGATTCAACAGGTAATAGAGACTGGCCAGACGCGTACGGAAGTCCTCTGGATTAATCCAATGGCAGCCGAATGGGGACAGCAGAGACTGTTTTGATTTTCTGTTAGCTCAGCTGGGAGATCACTATTTAAAAAGGGGAAAAGGGCTATGGAACATAAACTCGATTTAATTGCACTGCTGGCCTACATTGATCCAGCCTATCTGAGCTATCAGGAATGGGTCAATGTTGGTATGGCGCTTAAATAAAAAGGTTATACAGCCAGCGAATGGGATGATTGGAGCCGGCGAGATAGTGGCCGGTACCATCCAGGAGAATGCTTCAAGAAGTGGACATCATTCGAAGGAACAACTAATCCCGTCACCGGTGCTACGATTACCCAAATGGCAAAGGATAACGGTTGGGTATCTCGTTCCTCCGATCGTGAGGAACGCGAGCTGGGATGGGATGATGAGATTGCCGGTGGTGATTATGTTGTTGTAGACAGGAACTGGATTGAAGGCAAAGAGATCCATGAGCCAGCCGTATGGAGTCCAGTGCAGCAGCTGACCACATATCTGTCAACGCTGTTCGAGGCATCGGAGAATGTGGGGTACGTAACCGATACTTGGCAGAACGAAGATGGTAAGTATTTACCAACCAAGGGAGCGTCAGACCGAACGGCCGGGGAGCTAATTCAGAAGCTGAACGAGAGTGGTGGAGACATTGGGTCCGTCCTGGGCGACTATAACCCTGAGGCCGGCGCGTGGATTCGATTTAATCCGCTCGACGGTAAGGGAGTCAAAAACGAGAACGTTACTGAGTTCAGATATGCGCTGGTCGAAAGCGATACGATGGACATCGAAAAGCAAAACGCGATCATGCGCGAACTCGAGCTCCCGATCGCGGTCATGGTGTACAGCGGTGGGAAGAGCCTGCATGCGATCGTGCGAGTCGAAGCTGCCAATTACGACGAGTACCGGAAGCGTGTTGACTACCTGTACAACGTTTGTAAAAAGAACGGCTTGAACATTGATAACCAGAATCGCAATCCTTCCCGCTTGTCACGGCTGCCAGGTGTTGAGCGGAATGGCAAGAAGCAATTTATCGTGGATACCAATATCGGTAAATCAAGTTGGGCAGAGTGGAATGAATGGATCGAAGGCGTGAATGATGACCTGCCAGATCCGGAGAGCCTGACGGATTACTGGAACGACATGCCCAAGCTAGCACCGCCTTTAATTCACGGTGTGTTGCGACAAGGACACAAGATGCTCATGGCAGGGCCGTCCAAGGCTGGTAAGTCATTCGCATTGATCGAACTATCCATAGCGATCGCTGAAGGTGACAAGTGGATGGGTTGGCAATGCACGCAAGGTAAAGTGCTGTACGTCAATCTGGAGCTTGATAGAGCCAGCGCCTTGCATCGCTTCAAGGATGTGTATACAGCGCTTGGGATGCCTCCGAATAACATTAATAACATTGATATATGGAACCTACGTGGTAAGACAGTGCCTATGGATAAGCTGGCACCTAAGCTCATTCGACGGTCAGCCAAGAAGAATTATATTGCAGTCATTATCGATCCAATTTATAAGGTGCTAACAGGTGACGAGAACAGCGCCGACCAGATGGCACATTTTACGAATCAATTCGATAAGGTAGCCACAGAGCTAGGCGCGAGTGTCATCTATTGCCATCACCATTCAAAGGGTTCACAGGGGAATAAAAAGTCTATGGACCGTGCTTCAGGCAGTGGTGTATTCGCTCGGGATCCGGATGCACTAATCGATTTGGTGGAGTTGGATATTACAGAAGCTTTATTGAAGCAAGAGGAGAACAAGGCGATATGTGCTATCTATAAGCGTTACTTCCAGCAGTACAATCCGCAATACCTACGGGATTCCGTGTCCCAGGATGATGAGCTTAGCGCAAAGGCGATGGAGGATCATGCTAGGCGAGCTATCTACAACACTGAGCAGGCAGCTGCAGCTGAGGAGATCAAGCGCGTGCTGGAGGCTGTTCGGGGCCGTTCGGCCTGGCGCGTTGAAGGAACGCTTCGAGAGTATGCCAAGTTCAAGCCGGTCAACATGTGGTTCCAGTATCCGGTGCATCGAGTGGACGAGGTAGGTAGCCTGAAGGACATTGAACCAGAGGGAGAGGCAAAACCGCCGTGGCAGAAGGCAACGGATAAGCGGAAGGGTAAAGCGCAGGAAGAACGTCGCAGCAAGGCTGAGGAGTTTGAGGACGTAATCAGCAACTGCAATTTCGGTGAACCGCCTACTTTAAATGATGTCATGGACTGGTATGCATCGACTGGTAAAGAGGTTGCTGAACGCACGGTAAGGGATTGGATCAAGAAGTATGGGTATGAAATCGATCGCTCAAACGGCTTCCGAATAGTCAAGAAAGAAGAAGAGTAATTGCGGCGGCAATCATAGTTTTATGGTGGTTGCAACAACTTGCAGCAATCATTAATTTATGGTCGCCGCAACTTGCGAAACATGATTGCCGCAGTTATGCAATAAATTGCGGGGATTTTGATACGTATATGATTGCCGCAACATGCGGCGGCGACCACTATATTAAAATATAAAGGAATAGGGAGGGGGTACAAAAATCCCCCTCCCCCTTCTCCTACATTTTAAGGGAAACTCCCCGTTGAAAAAAATGGAAGTTAGGAAAGGGATGCGAAATGGCTAACTTGGTTGGAAAGAGAAGTAGTAGATTACAGGTAGGTAGAATAATGCCTCCTAGTTATCACAGGCTTCCAGGTACAGAATACGACGTTTCGAAAAGCGAAGTAATAAACTGGCTAATCCAACAGCCGGATATTCTAGAATTTCTTTGGGATCAATTCAAACAGTCGAAAGACGTAATATATGACTCGGCAAACGGTAAATGGCAGGGAGTCGATTATCATGCTGACTGAATTCTTCATGGTGATGAAAAATGTGCCGACCGTCACGCACCAGCAGAAACAGGTAACGGTTGTAAACGGCAAGCCCGTCTTTTACGAGCCTGATGAATTAAAGGCTGCCCGGGCAAAGCTCATGGCTCATTTGGGGCAGCATGTACCAGCTAAGAAATATAACGGGCCGATTAGGCTTATGGTGAAGTGGTGCTTCCCGATCAAAGGCAAGCATCAGGATGGCGAATGGAAAACGACTAAGCCAGATACGGATAATCTCCAGAAGCTGCTAAAGGATTGTATGACGGACTGTGGATTCTGGAAAGACGACGCGTTAGTTGTTTCGGAGATCGTGGAGAAGTTTTGGGCGAAGATGCCAGGTATCTATATCCGCATTGAGGAGCTGTAGGCTCATGGACTATAAAGCATTTTTCGCAGATGTGGAAGGTTGGATCGCGCAGGCAAACCAGGCAGCTGTGCAACACGGTATGGGGTCGGAAGTGTTTTGGGATTGGGTTACGGATTCTACTAGTGCTTTAGCTGCGAAATACGAAAACAACAAGCTCGCGATCAAACAGATGGTGATGCTGGTCGAATGGCTTGAAGAATTTGATAGGAGGGCGTGATCATGAGCGACTACGGTAAACCGATCAGAGGATATGGGGGCTACAGCATCACTCGAGACGGCAAAGTATACAGCACCCGTAACAGCAGAGATGGTAGCCCTAAACTTCTTAAGGAGAGCCGGGGCTTTGTGCGGATGAATGTTAGTATTGGCCAGCAGAAGCAAGTTAAAGTTAGCGAATTGATAAAATCAACATGGGGTGAGTAGCATGTCAGAGCTTAGTGGAATTGCAGCCTATCAGGATGTGTGCGCTGAGATTGAGATTCTAAAGCTGCGAGCTGCTGATCAGGAGCGCAGCCTGAAATATGCCAGACGGATGATGCATAACACTGGATTCCGTTCGGAGGGCAACGTTATAGTAATGCCGCTGGACAAGGCACTGGGTATGTATGATGAGGCACTGGCAGGGCTGCAGGAGACTACGGAGGCGCTTCGAGAGAAGGAATACACACGGCAGCAGATGGAAGCTACCATAGGGCAAATGCAAGGGCTTGAGAAGGCGGTAGAATACCAACGGGATGCACTGGGACTGCCGTTGGCTGTTATAGCAGAGAGACTGGGGTATAGCTATGACCATATTAAACGTATAAGTTCCCGCATTCCGCGACGTAGAAACCGGGAGAGATATAGGAGCTAACATGCCACTTTCATGACACCCACGCTATTGATTATTCGTGATATGCTTATAACATCGAATTAGATCGAGGAGGGCAACATGCCTAAGAATCCACAGATTGAAAACAACTTTTCATATCATGCACCAAAGCCAGGACAGCCAGAAATCTATGAGGCAGTTCGTGAGAAGGCCAAGGAGCTTGCTTATCTGATCGACACGCATGTTCCTGAGTCCCGTGAGCAATCACTGGCATTGACCAACTTGGAACAAGCAGTCATGTGGGCTAACGCTGGTGTAGCACGCAATTAATACGTTTATTCATAACCTTTTACTAGCCGCTTCTTCGGAGGCGGTATTTTCTATTTCTGGAAAAACTTTCGCCAAAGATGTTGACACCGTCATACATAGGTAGTATGATGATGTCATACAAGAGCACCGACAAGCCGCAGATGGCGGATGAGGCGAAAGGATGATAGATATGAAACAAGCTATCTATTTATCAACAAACGGAAACGATATTGTATTGGTTGCGGATGGATCTTTTCTCACAGTTGATAAAGATGTCATGAAAGATTTCTTCAGCGCTGAACCTGTTTTTAGTAACTGGCATGGAACAGACAGTTGGGCAAGCTTCGCAGGCACAATGGATGAGGCAGCAGAAGTATTGGCATCAGAAGGCGCTGAAGTCCTGGCGTAC